GTTCTACGATCTTCAGCAGTACGCTTCATTTTTTCAACTTGTAATTTAGCTTCTGCTATATCTCGTGTTTGCTGAAGTTTTTCTTCAGCTATTCTAATTCTTTCTCCAGCTTGATCTTCAACACTTTCTAACTTCATTTTTTGAATATCAATGTTTTCATCAAACTGTTCTTCTTTCATTTCAAGATCAGCACCTTTCTCTGTTACTTTACGCTGCATATCCATAGCTTTCAAGTCTAACTCTCTTTGTTTCAAAGCAACTAATGGATCTTGCTGTTTTGTTAATTGTTCTGTTTTTACTAATTCTTCGGTAATTTGTGCTACTCTTTGTGCAATCATTCCTTCAATTCTAATTTGTGCTCCTTCAGGATCTGATTTCATCAGTTCTTGTAATTGAGGATCATCTTGAAGTTGAGCTCCCACTTCTCCTTGAGCTTTTAAACTAATGTGATGAGAAATATGACTTTGTAAATTAGCATAAACCATTGGATTTATTTGAACCATTCGTGATTGCATAAAAGCTGCGTGTGTTGCAATGTGTGCGTCTTGATCCTGTTGAGGAAATGCGTGAGGCAGTTGCATTTTTAAAGCTTCAGCATTTTCAATTGCAGGGTCTTTAGGCACAATTGGCGGTTCTGGTTTTAAAATTTTATCAATTTCTCTAGTTCCTAAAGCTTCATATAGTCTTCTATACGACTCTCTAAGGTTGTGCATACCTGGATTAGACATAGCAATCTTTAATTGCTCGTTTGCAAGAGTAACTCTTTGAGTTAAACTATAAATATTTGGATCTGCAACTGGAATTACATCTACTCTTTCATCAAAATCTTGTGTTTTAACCATTCTATCTGCACCATAAACTGCATATGGATAAACAGGAGGTAAGTAAGTACCAAAAATAGATGCTAAAAGTTTAAATTCTTGTCTCATTGCGTTGTAACAACGTTTATGAATAGCTGTCATGACTCTTGAGCCACGTTCTAAGAGTGCCATTGTAGTTCCCACTGCTCTATTTTGAGAATCTTGCCCAACTGACATGTCAGTAATAGCTGCAAATCGTTGTCCCGCACCTACAACAAATCCTAAAAGTTGAAAAAGTGTTGCTGAAGGTTCTTTAAAAGGTAAAATTTGAAATTGATCCTTAATATTTCCACCTGGAGCGTCTACATCTCTAAATTCTCCAGGTGCAAATGGTTGATCATCGTCTCTAATTCGAATTCCTCTAGATTTAAACCCTGCTGGAAGGTTACTTAGGGTTCCTGCGTCTAATAATTGTCTTAAAGCTTGAGTTGCAGTTCTAGATAATCCACCAATCATGTGAATTAATCCAAAACCATAAAATCCTAAGCCTGGACAAAATTTATAATGATTAAAATATTCAATTCTGTTGTGTAAGGGATCATCTGGCTTATAATTTCTGTAAATTGATAAGACTTCAGCTGATCCCTCGTCTATTGTAACTATATAAGGAATTTTAACTTGCTTTTCTGCATTTTGCATTTCAAATTCTTCTAAATTTAAATCAACATGCATTTCTAAAATATTAAAATTAGTTGGTCGATCCGCAGTTGGCGTAATACCTTCTAATTCATCATATTTTTTTTGAATTTCGTCTTGTTTAGGTTGTGCCGGTTTAAGTTCAATGTCTCTATAGAAACCTGCTTTTTGTCTTTTAATAATATCGTTCTCACTCATTCTAACTATGTGAGAAATTCTTTCACAACTTAATAAATCTGTTGCAAAGTAAGGAACAACTAAATCTTCGGCTGGAACAAATTTTGCTACAGCTCTTTCCATTACTTCATCATAATAAATTTTTTTAAAAGCAGAGCCTGCTAGTGGAAGATAAAATAAAAGTTGATCCATCTCTGGGGTGTACTCTTCCATTTTTTCTGTAAGCATATAGTTCATGAAGTCTTGAACTCTATTTGCTTGTCTTTGTATCTCTTGAGTTTCTTCTCCTACAATCTTACATCTGACTGGACCATCAGATGGAAGAAGTTCTTTGAAAGCTTGTGCTTGAAATTGCGTGACTGCTTCTGCAAGTAATGGGTGAGTAACATTCGCAGACCCTCTAAATGGTCGAGTCATTTCAGTAAATTTAAATCCTAAAAGATCTAAACCGTTTTTATAAGTTGTCTCCCAATCTTTTCTACTGACTTTGTCTTTTTTATATTCGGTGATAAGTGTATTGGCCATTCTCTGAAGAGTACGGACATCCATATCTTCCGCAAGATTAGCGTAGAAGTTGTCAGGGTTTTCATCTGTGTCGCCACCCATTTCAACCGGCTCATCGCTCGGTCTTTCAACTTCTACAGCAATCTCTTCTTCTGTCGTTGGGTTTTCATCCTCAACGATCGGATTTTGTCTCTCCACATCGGCCATAATTACCAAGTTCTAGTTTTAAGCGTACCATTCAATTTAGTATGGATATCAACTGAACCACCTTGAGTAGTCCAAGAACTGTCAGGATTTGAACCTCTAGTTCTGACCATTGTGCCAGTTCTAGCTTTCTTGACTTTCCAATCTTTTCCTCTTTTACCCCAGTCGCCATATGATTCATCTCTTGCAACTTTCTTAGCATGTTTACTTTTTTGCTTGCCAAGTCTCATTCCAATAGATTCATCTTCTCTAGCATAATAACCTTGTTTTGCGTGAATCATTTTTCCAGATTTAGCTGCATCCATTCCAGGCATGATTTCGTGAGTCGTACCTTTCACAGCTGCACCTGTTCCTCTAGTTTGTGATTTAACTAAGTCACCTTGATACATTTTAGGCCAAGGCGTATTACTCCACCAGTCCTGAATTTTCTCTTTCCATCCTTGTTTTTTAGGTCTTAGGATGTTTATTTTCTGCTTATGTAAAAAGCCTGGATCAGGTTTATGAAATCTTGCGCCATACACTCCTTCCGCAATACTTGCATCTCCACCAACTTGTTTAATTGGTGCTTTTCCAAATGTATGCTTCAAATGAGAACGCCAACCTTTTTTTCCTGCCATGGCTTTTGACATGCCATAGGCAGCGCCTGCTGCAACTGCAGCTTTAGCGATTTTTTTTAATAGCTTTTTTGCCATGATATATATCTCCTTATAGTTTATAAACTGCTACTATATTACCATTTAAATATGTCGACTACTAGCCCACCTTCTTTCTTGTAGAGCTTGAAAGGCTTTTCTAACATATCTGGGGTAATTTTCAAACCAAAAGCTTCAGAATATAATCTTGGATCATTAGCTTCTAATTTAAGTATTTTAGCATTACTCACACCACTAATTTCCTTTAGATAATATTTAGCTTCTACCTCGGTTTTAAAAGCAATCAAATGTTCGTCTATAGGTTTTCTAAAACCTAACATTCTTGCATCAGTACCTGTTCTCGCACTATGGGATACTACAATTTTCCAAGGGAGGTCAGGATCTGATTTAGAAATCATAATAGGTCTTGCCTCAGAATTATATTGTTTAGCAAGCTTAATCATTCTCTCTGGTAGAACTGCTGTTTTCTGATAAGGAGTTGGAATAGCTTTGTTTTGTTTTTTAGAAAAAGCTTTTACTCCTTGAAGACCCGCTTTCCCTGTAGCTGTTCCATAAAATTCAAAGTCTCCCAGTTTACCAATGGCTCCTGCTTGTTTGTCGGCTCTTTTAAAAGCGTGTAATCTTTCAACAGGATGAATAGCAATCCATTTCACTCCATCATCCGCTGCACTTTTTGCTAAGTGTTTAATTAAATGATCCCCCCACACATCTCTTTCGATCATCGGTAAAAAGGGAATAGTATTATCCGATCGGTTAGAAACTTTTTGGGCAATGTTAGATGCATTAACAGTATTCTTTCTTAACTCATCTCCCAGTTCTCTTAGTCTTCTAAGTTCCATTCTATCGGCATAGGTTGGCATTGGCTTATTGTAAATAACTTTCATTTTATTCCAAATATTATCTAGAGCTGCACTTGCCTGACCAAATTCTGCTTCCGTATTAAAAGGATTAATTCTTTTTTTATCCGGATATTTTTTCATTGCATCATATGCTTTCTGGTGCACATCGGATTGGGCCTCATGTAAAACATAGACTTTATTTCGTTCCGGACCCGAAACAGTTCTTAAACCATAACGCGCGTGATAAATTTGATTTTCTAATTTTTTACCATTAACTAAATCTTCATAATGTTGAGGGGAAACATTTCTTCCATAAGGAATTTTTTTAGGATAATAAATTACATCTTCAATATATTTTTCATCACCATGCATTGCATAAGTTTTATTCTCTCCTACTCCATATTTTGGAGATTGACCTAATTTAACTTCAGCAGCTAATTTTCTTTGCACACTTAATATCTTACGCTGTAAGTCCATTGCTTCTTCCGCTCCTTTAATAGGAGCTAATCCTGCTGCACTTATTTCATCTTGAATTTTAGGAATTAATTCTTTTACTTTACCTATCTGTGTTGCTACATCATCCACATTAGACTTTATATAATCCGCCTGCGAAAAATTTTGTCTTGCACTCGTATTTATTTGAGCCATATTAAGTTGAAGATCATCCATACGAGATTGAAGTTTATTTAAAGTCTCGTTTTTATCTGTAAAGAATTTATTACCTGCGCCTACTGTTCCACCTGGAGGCGGTTGTTGAATTGATATTTTATCATAAAATCTTCTTAATAATCTTTGGGCATCAATAACTATTGGTTCCACTAATTGGGGTGCATCATTTACATATTCAAATCTTTTAACTCTTAAATTAACCGAAGGTGAATTAATAACCATTTTAAGTAAATCGGTTTTAGCTACATTCATATTGGCTTGTTCAGCTGTTTTTAAAAAGCCACCTATTAATTCATCTTTAGGTCCAAAGACCGCGATGTTGGCATCATCTAATTCTCTTCTTGAAACGTTCATTTTAATATTTTGAAACCCTGGTTGAGTACTTTTGAACTGAGATAAAGGCTGACTTTTTTTTAATTGATCAGCCCAAACTTTAGCGGGTAATGGTTTCTTTGCTGGGTGTTGTGCAATCCAGTCATAAAGCGAAGAACCAAATCTTCCTTTTCCTGAACCTTGGGATAAAGGTAGTTTCATAGAGTTCGCTTGAATTAAATCTAAAGTAGCCCGATAATCGTTTGCGTGTGTAACCGCCGGTGGTGTTTTAGAAATAAGTTCCATTGATTGAGCCGTGGGTGTTTGGGCCGTGGCTATTGTTTGATTAACCTTATCTAATGGTTTAGGCACCTGTGATTGAAGTGGCGGTTTAGGTGCAGTTGATTTAGAAATTTTAAATAATTCTCTTAAGAAAGGAATTCGTCTTCTACCTAAGTATGCAGCACCCGCGGCTAACGCACCAATGCCCAAGGCTCCCGGAACCCCCGATGGTTTATAGGGTTTGAATTCTTCGTATTCTTTTTTAGCCATTACAATAAACTCCTATCCACATTTTTACCTATAACTACTTCACCCCCATCATGTACTTCTATAATAGGAATTGCTTTACCATCTTTGAAAATGGACTCTCCTCTAGGTAATCCATCAGGGGCTAATACTGTTCCTGTTTTTGAATCCCACGGATGATCTTTACTGCCAATACGAGGCATCTTACTTTTAGGATCTCCTATTACTTTAGGGTGAATTATTCCTGTTTCTTTTGACTGCTTTGTTAAAAGTTCTTTTTCTTTTTTCTTTATACGTTCTCTGAGCGCTTTCTTTTTTTCCAATTCTTTTAGTTTTTGTTCTTTCCACGCTTCAGGTTTATGTATTGGTAATCCAGCCATTACAATAAATCCTTATCAACATTTTTACCTATAACTACTTCACCCCCATCATTAAGTGTTTGAGGGAATTCATACTTAATACTCCATAGGTTTTCAATATCGGGAACGCCTATATGTTTAACAGAAACTGGTATAGTTTTTACGGTAGCACCCGTAAGAGTTTTAGGAGTACCTAAACGACTTGCCCCATATAGTGCAGCTCCTGTAAGAGCAAATTTACCTAATTTTTTTATTCTTTTTTTAAATCTAGACATTACAATAAACTCCTATCCACATTCTTTCCAATTACTATTTCCCCACCAGTACTATGTTTGGTTGCACTCTTAGATTTAATTTTATTTATGTAAGTTTCTAATTTAGTATAATCTTTAAAAAACTTATCTAATTTTCTTTCTGTTCTTGGTTTGTTATATTTATCTAATTTATAAACTTGTCTTAAATTTTTAGCTTTGCCCCACAATAAGGGCATAGCTTTTTTATTATGCTTTAAAGCTATCTTTGCTTGATTTTGAATTTTTATTTTTAAACCCTGAGCAATAGTTAATTTTCTTAAATCATCAGGTTTAATTTTATGAACTCCTAAAGGAGCTAGTTCGGGAGTTTTAATATACTTAGGATCTTGTTTTAATTTTAATCTAGCCCGCGTGTGCATTTTATGCCCAGCTGTTGCTTTTTTAAATTGTTTAAATCCTGTTTTAATCGCTTTAGTTAATAAGCCTCCTTTTAATTTCTTTTTAATTTTTCTTTTCTTTTTTCCTAGTAAAATTCTAACGCTTTTTTTAACGTCTGCTGGGTTTTGGCTCATATGAACTCCACCATACATCCTATGCATTTCTTCTCCCCAGGTTTCTCTAGAACCCACATAAGGCATTCTTTTTACAATAGCACCAAAACCTCCAGGATTAACTTTCAGTGTCAAACCTCTTCTGCCATAATGAGTTCCTTTTTGAGTTTTAATTTCTATTCCTGAATGAGTTGTAGGTTTTTGTTTGAAGTTATATTTAGCTTCTGTTTTTTTACCTTTTACATAAATATTACGTCTAGATAAAGATTTATATATTTGATTATATTTTTTTTGTGACGCTTTTCTTCTAGCTAATTTCATAGCTCTTGTCAGAAGTTTTCTTTTCATAACAAATCCTTATCTACATTCTTACCAATGACAATTTCTCCACCTTCAACTCTATTAAGAACTTCTCCTCTATTATTAACTTTAAGTTTAAATTTCTTAATGAGTTCTTTTTTCGAAGCATCATAAGCTGAATATCGACTTAAGCCTGCCGCTTGGTTCTCTCCATAAATCTTTTCAAATATCTTTTGGGCACGCTTTCCTACTCTTGCTTTTTTAAAGGCAAGGTTTAATAAAGGAGTCCCAAATCTACTAAATACAGCCATAATTAATAATACACTATTCTTAATCCTTTGTTTTTCTTCTCTTCCTCTTCCCAGTCTGAGTAAGTAGAAACAAAAGAACCTTGTCGATATCTTAACATAGCTTGGGTGGTACTATCTACATAGTCGTCATTTGCGCCGTGAGGGAAAGCAGCACATTCCTCGATTACTTCATAAGCAAATCGCTCTCCTTCTGGATAGAAGACTTGTCCTGATTCAAACATAGGAGCACACGCATTAACCCTGGTATGCTTGTCTTTTCCTTTAGAGGGGACAAAATCTATAACAGGAATACCCATTCTCCTAAACTCTTGAGTGAGTGGTTGGCCCGTGGCTTTTTGTTCGATCACCACAGATTCAGGTTCCCAGTATTTATATTGATCTAACGCGACTACTTTTAATTCAGGAAAGTCCCACTTACCACGGACCGCGTCTAATAAAATAATAGCTTCGGGTTCATCCTCGAAAGGTTTAAATATTCCCCATGTGGTAATAGCTGAATAGTCAGCTGTTTCCTGTTTAGAGAATGCAGTGTCATAAGATTGGATAACATGTTTTAAAGTGGGCAATCCCCCTTTCCATACTTGCCACCAATCTCTTTTAATGATTGCTCCTTCTTCTGATGTAGGCTCTTGCATATATTGAGCCGACCAATTTCTAATTGTTAAGGAAGCTTTTACTTTTTCTAATTCTTCAAACGACCAATACTCTGGCCAGACTGGATCACCACTCGGCATAATTGCAGGAAAGGAAATTTGTTTCCACCTATCTGCTTTAGGTTCTTTTTGAGCTTTGATTAAACGACCAGTCAAATCATCTTCTGCCCATCGAGTCATAACTAATACAATCGAACCACCAGGTTGCAAACGCTGTCTGGGTCCAGATGTATACCAGTCATATGCACGCTCCATGGCCCCCTCGGACAAAGAATCCTGCTCTGTGTGTGGGTCGTCAATTATCAACAGATCCGCACCACGTCCAGTAATTGCTCCTCCTACTCCAGCTGCGAAATATTCGCCACCGTGATTGGTTTCCCACTTACCTTTGGCCTTTGCGTCTTCTCTGAGTCTAACATCTCCAAAGATCTGTGAATACTCTGG